GTGCAGAGGTTGGGACCTTGCGGCGACATCAGAAGATGAAGAGGGCAATCCTGCATATACGGCAGGAGTGCTTATCGGAAAAAGAAGATGTGGAAGGTATATCGTGGCGGATGTTATCAACAGGCGGTTATCAGCCTCGGATGTCAGAAAGCTGGTGCTTATGACAGCACAGGCAGACAGGGCAGCATACGGCAGGGTAGTCCAGAGATTACCACAGGACCCCGGACAGGCGGGAAAAGAGCAAGCGCAGAGTTACATGAAATTGCTTTCAGGGTTTATTGTGAAGATAATGCCGGAATCCGGCGACAAGGTAACGAGGGCAGAGCCTTTTTCTGCAATGTGGCAGGGTACCGAGACTATGGAAACAGGATTCGTTGATATTTTGATTGCACCGTGGAATAATGAGTTTTTCAATCAGTATGAGTCATTCCCGCAGTCAGACTTTAAGGATATGGTAGACGGTGGTGCAAATGCTTTCAACCAGATAGAAAGCGGCATGACATACTCAGTACCGCCGGACAGCAATTTAGGTAAGAGCAGTTATTGGAGAAAGTGAGGTGAGAACAGATGGCTGGAAACAAGGAGATTGGACGCATAGGGCAGCGTAGATACGGAGGAACCATTTACGAAGAGTTCCTGCCGGAGCTGCAGCGTAGATACTGAGGAACCATTTACGAAGAGTTCCTGCCGGAGCTGAGAGGACACAGAGGGATAGCGGCTTACACGGAAATGTCGGAGAACGACGATATAGTGGGCGCTATCCTTTTTGCGATAGAAATGCTGGTTAGACAGTGTGACTGGAACGTGGAGCCTGGTGGAGATACAGCAAAGGATAAAGAGGCCGCTGAGTTTGTGGAAAGCTGCATGAACGATATGCAGGACACCTGGATAGACACCATTTCCGAAATCCTGTCTTTCCTCACCTACGGCTGGAGTTATCACGAGATTGTGTATAAGCGCCGGATGGGGAACACGAAGGACCCACGGACAAAGAGCAAATACAGCGACGGGCTGATCGGATGGAGGAAACTGCCAATAAGGTCACAGGAAACGCTTTATCAGTGGGAGTATGATAATGAGGATAATCTGCGGGGTATGACACAAATGCCGCCTCCTGATTTTGGCACTTTCACGATACCTATTGAGAAGGCGTTGCTGTTCCGCACGAAGTCGAAAAAGAATAATCCGGAAGGCAGGAGCATTCTCAGAAACGCATACCGTTCATGGTATTTCAAGCGGCGTATACAGGAGATTGAGGGAATCGGCATTGAGAGAGATTTGGCCGGTTTGCCGGTTATGCACACTCCAGAAGGATTTGATCCGTGGGATAAAGATATACCGCAAAATGCTGAAACATACGCAAGATTGCAGGATATGGTAAGAAGCGTTAGAAGGGATGAAATGGAGGGACTGGTCCTTCCTTTTGGGTATGAGTTTGAGCTTTTAAGCACTGGTGGCACACGACAGTTTGACACTAACGCAATCATAAACCGCTACGATACCAGAATTGCAATGACGGTATTAGCGGATTTTATTTTCCTAGGGCATGATAAGACGGGCAGCTGGGCACTTAGTTCCGACAAGACGGAGCTGTTTGCCGTTGCCATAGGAGCGTTTCTGGATATTATCTGTGAGACATTCAACAGCCAGGGCATACCGTCACTGATTGACATAAACGGAAAGCATTTCGCCGGTATTACAGAGTACCCTAAAATGACGCATGGGGATATTGAGGATGCCGACATCACAAAGGTAGCGTCCTTTATCAAGGATATGACGGGCATCGGCGTTCTGATACCGGATGATGGACTGGAGGATTATATCCGGCAGGTAGGGCATCTTCCGGAAAGAACCTCCGACACCAGGGAGATTGACCGGAAAAGGCAGGATCAGCAGGAGCAGGACCAGCCTCCGGAGCCGGAAACGGCCGCAGGCACCAGGGCTGGTGAAGATGTGGAAGAGATCCCGGATGGCAAGGCGAAAGCGGCCAAAAGGCGTTTAGGGAGGGAGTGTGGCGCATGGGATTCAGGATGATGCCCCCGAAAAGGGTAAGGAAGGTTAGGACTGAGAACGGCCAGGAAACGCTCCGGAGGCTGGAAGAGTACCTGGAAAGCGCCGCCGTCACCGGGGAGCCGGTGGAAGTCCTATGTGGATTCTGGAAGGACCAGCAGGACGCAATTACATACCAAGAACTACGCCAGGCGGTTATAGACGGCGCAATGAGCCAGGAGACGCTGCGACTGTGGGTGCAGGATTATTCTATATTGGTGGCAGGCAGGCTAAAAAAGCTATGGGAAGATGCAGCTGCTGCGGGGCCATCGGGGCAGCCCGCCCTTGACGGGAAGCCATTTGAACTTAATATGCAAAAACCGGGCATTTTAAACTGGATAAACACCCGCGGGGCGGAATTTGTCACGGCCAGCACCCAGGGGCAGAAAGATGCCATTGCGGCGCTCCTGTCGAAGAAGATGCGTGACGGGCATACAGTGGATGAACTTTCCAGGCTTATCCGCCCATGCATTGGCCTGACGGAAGGGGATGCAAAGGCAGCGGCAAAGCTTTATGACAGCATAGTGGCAACCCTAAAGAAAGATCACCCGCGGATGAAGCCGGGGAGCATCCGTAAGAAGGCGCTGGATGCAACAATGAAATATGCCGAACGCAAGCACCGGCAAAGGGCTTACACTATTGCCCAGACGGAAAGCGCATTTGCATATAACCGTGGTGCGGATGCGGGGGTACGACAGGCGCAGGAACAGGGCCTGCTTGGGAAGTGCAAAAAACGCTGGAATACATCCGGTGATGACCAGGTATGCCGGCTGTGTTCATCCCTGGAAGGCGTGGAAGTTGATATGGACTCCGAGTTTAATATTGGCGGGAAGCAGCTGTTCAGCGGGCACCATTTGCTGCCGCCAGCGCATCCCAGATGCGCATGCGCTGTGGAATACATAGAAGTGGAGCCGCCGCGTATAGGCCATGCAGCCCAGGAAAACGGGGAGTCTGCATCAGGCGATTATGACGAAGAAGATGGGCTGCTGAAACTGGGCGAAATTGACCTTGAAAAGACAGGGGAAACGCTGGAATATTATGAAGAACTATTCCGCAATGATACCGTTGAAAACGTATTGGTAATCGACAGGGATGGGAGTGTGTACCATGCTAAGGGCGATACATCCGGTGTAGATATTGGCAAGGCAAACTTGGCAGGGGCTTTCATTACGCATAACCATCCAGATGCTAATGGAATCCTGTCCTTTGGGAAAGATGATTTCTATTTCCTGAGGGAGAACCAGGATATCGCTGAATTGAGGTGCGTAAATAAAGAGTATAATTATTCCATTTCTGTATTGAAGGATATGTCCAAAGTAGTTTATAATGAAATATACAGGGAAGCCCTCCGGTATGGCGGTGAACCAGGATATGATGCACACCATGAGGCAATGGAGGTATTAAGGAAAAGGGGTTATGTAAGGTATGTCAGGAAGAAAATTGACGAAAGAACAGGAAGCTAAGTTCAACGAAATCATGCAGGAATGGAGGGAAGAGGTTGACCGGATTTTTGAAGCATACAAGGATGCGGAACCGAACCCTGGCCGCCTGGACGGCCCGGAGACATATGAACTTGCACAGGCCCAGCTGAAATATAAAAGGAAGATAAACGAGGCTCTTGGCATGGAGTTTTATACTGATGTGGGGAAAGTGGAAAAGGGCAGCCATAGGAAGTTTTCTGACATAATAATGCCCACACCCCCATGGCTTTCCTGAACTGCCAAGGCAAATTTAATTATGGGATGATTATAGGCTGCCTGATGGCAGCCTTTTTTTCCGGAAAGGGAAGGGGGAAATGAAAAAATTTTCTGACATAATACAGAAGCAGGCCAAAGCCCAGGAAGAAAAGCCGGATGACATTATAAAAGGTCGGTTTAAAATTGCGAAATCCGATGATGAAAAGATGCTTGCCTTCGGATGGGCCAGCGTATCCATGCGTGTGGACGGGGAAGTGATTGAGGACTGGCAGAAGGATATTGTGGAGCCTGATGAATTAGAGAATGCTGCGTATGAGTTTGTCAAGCTGTACCGGGAAGGCGGCGAGATGCACGAAAGGGGCGGCGCTGCAATCCTGATAGAGAGCGTTGTGTTTACAGAAGAGAAGATGCAGGCTATGGGCATCCCAGCTGGCACGCTCCCGGTAGGCTGGTGGATTGGCTTCAAGGTGCTGGACGAGGACGTCTGGGAGAAAGTCAAGGATGGCACATACCCGATGTTTTCCATTGAAGGTACAGCGGAAAGGGTAAAGGTGGGAGAAGATGAATGACGTGAAAGAAAAAAGTTGGGAAGAGTTTAGGGGCACTGGCCTGCTATGGATGATGAACTCTATCCTGCATTTGTTTGGATGGGCGATTGTCTATGAAGTTGAGGATGGCGGGGTACAAAAGGTATACCCGGCCAGGGTAAAATACAGGGGGTTTGACGAAAAAAGCAATACAGAAGGGTATATCAAGGTTTCCGAATACCTTTGCGGGAACATAGAGGAACTGTCTAAAGAGGCACATGAATAAATAGGACATATTTTTTGGTAATCCAGGAAGGCATCCGGAAGGATGCCTTTTTGTTTTATAAATTTTAGGAAAGGAGGATAAAAAGTGGCAGCAAAGCTAAAAAACCTCAAAATCAAAAAGGTGGATTTTGTGGATGAAGGAGCCAACCCGGATGCCCACATCCGCATGATAAAAAGCAAGGATGGGGAGGGGCAGGGCGCGGAAGCAGAGGAAAGGAAAGATCCTGACAGTATATTGAAAAAGCTGTTTGGGTTTATCGGAAAAGCAGCCGGCATGGACCAGGGCGAAATCGACAGCGTAGTGGATGAGATAGAGAAGGGTTCTGCTATGAGCTTTGCGGAAAGGATTAATGCCGTGAACAACGGGAAGATAGCAGACGAAATGTGGGATGTCTGCTATGCGCTGCAGTCTTCCCTCTGTTCGATTCTAAATGACGATGAATTGGGCAGTGCCGACGCGGCAACGGCAATGCAGGGGAGCCTTGATGAATTCTATGCGGTAGTCAAGGAGTCCATTTCCAAATGGTCCAGCGGCAAGGCGGCCAGCATCGTCAAGAAAAGCGAGGAAGTATCGGAGGCGGACCTGAAGGTTATGAAGGCGGCTGTGGAAAGGCTGAACGAAACAATTGAAAAGGCCGGCAAAGGTACTGAACCAGATTATGAAGACCCGAAAGGAGACGAGGAAGAAATGGGAATGAAGATTGACAAGAGCAAGATGACGGATGCAGAAAGGGCATTCCTGGAAAGCATCGAAAAGCGTTATGGAACGGACGATGGGGCGGTTCCGGACAATGGGGGCGGCACAGCAGCGCAGGCATCCGCAGGGCAGGCTGCAGCCCTTACCATGCCGGCAACGGGCCAGCCTGGCCAGACGGTGGAAAAATCCGCACCGGCCCAGGCAGAGGGGGCACCCGCACCGCAGACGGATGCCGTGGATGACATCTACAAAGGCCTGCATCCGGCAGTTAAGGCGGAACTGGAAGAGTTAAAGAAGTTCCGCGAAGCGTCCGAGGACAGGGAACTTGCGGAGGTTGCGAAGAAGTACGCAATCATAGGAAAGAAGGAAGAAGAATTAATTCCCGTGTTGAAGAGCCTAAAGGCAGCTGGCGGCACAGCATACAATGACATGATTGCAGTGCTTGACCAGGCAGTGGTGACCGTGGAGAAGTCAGGGGCCTTTTCCGAGATTGGAAAATCCGGGCATGGCGGGGCTGCCGATGGCAGCGCATGGGCCGAAGCGGATGCAAAGGCAGTGGAACTCATGAAATCCAGGACGGGGATATCGAAGGCGCAGGCTTTGGACGAAGCGTTTCTGTCAGACCCCGAACTGATGGCAGCATTTGATGAATAAAAAAGGAGGGATCTATGGGAAAAAACAGTTACGAGTATACGGGTATTAACACCAGTGCCACAGCCGCATTTCCTGCAGGGACAGACTTGACGGATATCGGCGCAAAGGCAGTCGCTTTGTCTGAAGAAGGACTTTTCATGCCAGAGGCAGGCGCAGAGATTGTGGGAATAGTACAAATCTCTGAGG